TCCACGTATCTCCTGTTGTACATGCTGCAACAAGTGAAGTGTAAAACATAACACCTAAATAAGGATCATTGTTGAACAAAGGTGCAAATAATAAACTAGTAAGTAGTGCTGTGGTTGGTCCTGCTGTTGGTATAACACCAAACAATAGACCGTACATAACACCACAAAAAATAACAAATAATTCAATCATAAAATTTTATTTAAATCTATAGATGCTCCAAAAATCCATGAGTTGTCAGCCTCACCTTTAATAATATCATCACATACATTTTTTATAATACCATATTTTTTTCTTAAATATCTTCTTTGAATAAAAACTAAAGCTCTTGATCTAGATCTCCAATGACCATTGAACCAATTTTCCCATTTGTATTTGTTAGTTCCTCCTACAAATGGATTAGTTTTTTGCTTAAAAACACATTCGTTTTTCCACAAATCTTTAAAAATTTTATCGTTGTCTATCTCACCATTTTGTTTAAATATTGTTCTTTTATCTCTAAGCATAGAACTTGTAGTTCTAGAATCATTAAACCAAAATACAGAACAACCTTTTCTTTTCAAAAGATTAAGTGTATTTCTTCCAATTATTTGTCTTGTATCAATATAGACTAATTTTTTATTAGTATCTTTAAAAAAAGGTTTATGAAAAGAACATAAATTTTGTACAGCATTTTTCTCAAAATTTCTAACACCACAAAAAATATATCTATCTTTTTCTATTTTAGAAATGGCATGTAAAAAAGTATTTTTTACAGAAGCTGGTTGTAATGAAATATTAAGTATTTCTATCATACTTTGTTTATCATCTTTATAATCATAATTTATAATTTTATATGGAACATTTAATTCTTTAGATATTTGTTTTATTAAGTTAGTATCGTCGTCATTCTTAAACCAAAATTTTATATGATATAATTTAACATCTAACTTTTTTTTATTTAAATACCTTGCAATAATTTCAGAATCAATACCACTTATCAACACTGCAAACTTTTTTAATTTGCAAGAAGATATTATTTTATCTAAATATAATTCTGATTCTTCTCTAACATTTCCAACATATTTAGGAAGTGTTTCAGGTATTATCTTAACGCTTTTTATGTAACCATCCTCATTAACAATTTCAGAAAATGTCTTATTGCCTAAAGGTTTATTATTTACATACCAGTTAAACCAGTCTGCATTTAAATCATACATTTTAAATTTTTTGTTAGTTTATTCATTATTTCATTTGCTGATTCTTCTTCAGTAATATGATTTATTCCTTTACCTATCATTACAGGACCATTTTCAATATCCCCATCAATAATTGATGAAGATAATTTTTCACTTCTTCCGTTATTGGGATTTTCTTTAGTAGGTAACCTTAACAATAACCTTTCAGCTTCTTCATTTGTTATTTTTCCAGTTTCAATTTCATTAATTATTTTTTTATATTCGTTCATATATTTGTTTGTTTTTTGATTTATAATAGACCTTGTAGGTCTAGGATAGCCTCTTTTCCAAAAATTATGAGATACTTGGGATTCTTCTTCACGTGAATTAATAATTATTTCTTTATATTTTTTATGAGCTGAACTTTCTTTTGCACAAACAAATCTTGTACCTATTTGTACAGCTAGTGCTCCTAAATTTAAATGTTCTTGAATATCTTCACAAGTTGATATTCCCCCTGAAGAAATAATAGGTAATATATTTTTGTCTACATATTTTATTTGTTCAATTGAAGATTCTTTACCAATGTATCCAGCAGCTTCATAACCTTTTAATATTAATGCATCAGCTCCTAAATCTTTTGCTCTTTGTATATTATTTTTTATACTGTGAGTTTTTGTTAAAATTTTAACTTTTTTTTGTTTACACAACTTAACTAATCTAGGTTGAGGTTCACATGCAAGCGCTTGTATTATTTTAACTCCATGATCTAATGCTACATCTAAATGTCTATGAGATAATTCAATATTATATTTTAAATTTGATAATACAGCTTTGTGATCGTCAGAGTTTATATCTATTTTATCTAAATTTTCTAAATATAATTTTTCAACTAATCTAGGCCTTTGAAAAATAGCTACAGAAAAAGGTTTAGAAGTAAATTTTTTTACTTTTGTTATTTGTTCATCCATCCAATCAGCACTATATCCTCCATTAGGCATAATAACACCTAAACCACCAGCCTCAGATATTGCAGCAGCAAGTTTCCAATCACCATTGTGTGTCATTGTAGCTTGAAGAATCGGATGTTCAATTTCAAAAAAATCTTTATAGTTCATTTTATTACCTAAGTATTTACATGTTATAGCTCTTATAAATAATATGTTATGGAAAAAGAAAAAGAATTACAAAAAAAATTAAAAGATGAAAAAAATAATCTAGAAAAGGTTATAACAAATAGGAATGACGACTACACCTATGCTAGAGAAATATTGTATACATCTACAGAAAGACTACAAGATATTCTAGATGCAGCAGTAAATTTAGCAAGGGAGTCTGAACATCCTAGGGCAATAGAAGTTGCTACCGAAGCCGCAAAAGCATTAGGAGATAATGCTGCTAAGATGATGGATCATCATTTAAAAACTGAGAAGTTACAGAATCCATCAGGTGAAAAAAATAACATTACAAATAATAATCTTAATGTAAAAATGAATACAAAAGATTTATTAGAATTACTAAATCGTGATAATTGATAACGTAATAAAAAAAGACATATACAATCCAGATTTTCATAAAGGTTATAAAAAATTTGGAGATGTTTACGTAAAAAATAAAAAAACATTAATAGAACATATATCTGAACAAAGACATAATCCTTCTGCGCCTACAGAACAAACACATGAAGATTTATTTGAGAAAAATTCTCAAGGTGTTTCTCATTACATGGGTAACCCTAATGTCAAAGCTGCTTTTGTATCTGTTGATTACACTCCTGAACAATTAAAAGAATTCCAAAAGTGTAGTAAAGATCCTATATATTTTACTGAAACATATATAAGAATCATGTCAGTTGATTTTGGTTTAATTCCTTTTACAATGTATAAATTTCAAAGGAATATGATTAGCACTTTTAACGACAATAGATTTACTATATGTAAACTACCTAGACAAAGTGGAAAATCAACAACATCTGTTGCATACATTTTATGGTACTTACTTTTCAATCCTGGTAAAGTTGTAGGTATCTTAGCTAACAAAGGTGAGCTAGCTCAAGAGATGTTAGGTAGATTAGCAACTGCATATGAATCGTTACCTTTTTGGTTACAACAAGGTTGCATTACATACAACAAAAGATCAATAGAATTAGAAAATGGATCAAAAGTAATTGCTACTGCATCTTCAGGATCAGCAGCTCGTGGAATGTCATTTTCATTATTGTTCTTAGATGAATTTGCTTTCGTACCACCTAATGACGCTGAAGATTTTTTCCGTTCTGTGTATCCAACTATTTCATCTGGTTCTGATACAAAGATGATAGTTGTATCGACACCAAAAGGAATGAATCATTTCTACAAAATGTGGATGGAATCTACAGAAAGAAGATCTAAATTTAAACCTATTGAAATTAATTGGTGGGATGTTCCAGGTAGAGATGAAGATTGGAAACAAGAACAAATATCCAATACATCAGAAGATCAGTTTAGACAAGAATTCGAATGTCAATTTATTGGTTCATCTAATACCTTAATAGCTCCTACAAAACTTAGCGAACTTACATATATCACACCTATCAAAACTCAAGAATTTGTTGACTTTTATGAGGAACCAAAGATAGGTCACAACTATATTATGTGTGTAGATTCTGCAAGAGGTGTTAGGTTAGATTATAGTGCTTTTGTTGTAATAGATATAACATCAGTTCCATATAAAGTTGTATCTAAATTTAGATCTAATGAAGTATCGCCAATGATATTTCCTAATTTTATTGTTAACATTGGCAAATATTATAACAATGCATGGGTGTTGATTGAAGTAAATGATGTAGGTCAACAAGTTGCTGTAGGTGTACAACAAGAATTTGAATATGAGAATATTTTATCTACTGTGTCAAAAGGTAGAGCAGGTTTCCAATTAGGATCAGGTCCTGGTTCTAAATTAGGAGTTACAACATCTCATTCAGTAAAAAATAATGGGTGTTCTAATTTAAAATCTCTAGTTGAAGCTGATAAATTAATAGTTGAAGATTATGAAATATACGTTGAGCTTACAACATTTGTAAGAAAAAGTGAAGGTAATACTGGTTCGTTTGAAGCTGAACCAGGTTGCAATGATGATTTAGTTATGTGTTTAGTTTTATTTGCTTGGGCAGCTGGAACTGAATATTGGAAAGAATTGACTGATACAAATGCAAAGCAGCATATGTATAAACAAAAAATAGGAGAACTAGAAGAAGAGGTTATGCCCATAGGTTTTTTACCTTACGACGAAATGATAGATAAACAAATTGATAGCAACGGAGACGTATGGTCTACAGTTGATGAACCTATCATCCCTGATTGGTACAATGATATATATAAATCTAATTTTTAAATACTAATTTAGAGAGCTTTTAGAATTATAAATAACATATCTGATCAGAGGTAAAATAAAATATGGCGCGACAGCTTAAGTACAATCTCAATAATCGAATATTGACTATTGAGAACATGTTGGTTGATAGACTTGATTTTCAGAGTGATTCTGATATAAGTGTATATACAATGGCAACTGGAGCTACCGCAACGGCAACTACTTCTGAAAGGAAAATTGTAGAGTTTAAAAAAACTAAGTATGGCTCTGCAAAGTTTGTAATACAAGCGACAGACAAAGTCACGGATCAAAAACTAGTTACAGAAGTTTTATTATCATGTGATAGCGATTCTGTAGATTTGACAGAGTATGGTACTCTAGTCACATCAAACACAAATACTAGGTTTGTAGAATTTAGTTCTATAATAAATGGTATTTTCTGTGAATTAAGATCACAGACAACGAGCAATAACCAAACTGAATTTAAGGTTAGTGCTACATTAATAAGAGTATAATAATTTTTATACTTAGCCAAATAAAGGAGAACTAAAATGGCAAATAGAGATTTTCGAATCACCCAGGGCCTCTTAGTAGGAGATTCTGATTTACATTTTAGTCTCGTTGGTAACACTTCATTAAAGTTAAAAAGTTCCGCAACTATTTCTATAGGTGATAACGCTGTCGTAAAAGCAGGTGACAATGTAGCCCTATTGACTAACGATGCTGGATATTTAACTGCAAGTAATATATCAGGTCTTAGGTCGGACATTGATTCAGATAGTACAGCTATTCAAGCTGCAAAAACTGATTTAGCAGGTTTTAAAGCTGCTACTATTGGTAAGCTGGATTCAGACTCAACTAAGATTCAAAGTATAGGAACCCAAGTTGAAGTAATCCATACGAGATTAGATTCAGACCACGACTTAATGAAATCAAAGATTGCATCAGGGTTATTAAATCTTGCTGACTCAGATCTTTTAACATTTCAATTAGACCAAAAGGTTGCAGCATTAATAGGAAGATTAGATTCTGATTCTATAGTTCAACAAACTATTAGAACTCAAGTCTTTCCTAGATTAGATTCCGATGAAGCAAAACTTCAAGAAATCAAATCTGCATTAGATGCTGAAATAACTGCAACTAATACTGAAGTTGGTCTTATTAAAGGAAGATTAGATTCAGATAGTTCAAAACTACAATCATTAGATAAAGCCATCGCAGCTGAAACTACTGCTAGAGGTTCTGCAGTTACTGCATTGATAGCTAGATTAGATTCTGATGAAATAAGATTACAACAATTAGATTCTTTAATTGGTGGTGAATTACTTTCAGGTGTAAGAAGCGATATAGATTCTGACAGTTCAGCTATTCAAGCTGTTAAGACAGATCTAGCATCTTTCAAAACTGAAGTAAAAGGAAGATTAGATTCTGACGATGGAGCTATTCAAGCTGCTGCAAGTGCTGGAGCAGCTGCTGCTGCAGGTGCTCAAAATAGAGCAGATGCTGCACACGTTAGATTAGATTCTGATAGTTTAAGATTAAGCGAACTACAAATTATTGTAGATGCAATCAGAAACGATAATGATTCCGAAGAAGCAGCAAGATCTACTTTCAATGAAGGTATAACAATTGGTGTTAATACAGCTAATGTAAATGGTATGGCAGTAATAAATCCACACCAGCTTACTACAACAGCTACAACACAAGTTGATATATACACTCAAACTGCAAGTGGTCTAAAAGGCTTAAAGCTAATAGTAACTGCTGCTGATGGATCATCAGGGGAAAGACATGTAACTGAATTACTAGCGACGCACGATGGAACAAACGTTGCGTTCGTAGAATACGGTACAGTCTTCACTGGATCTGCTGCACTAGCTACTTATGATATCGATATTAATGGTGGAAACATTAGAGTTAGGACTACTCCTGCAAGTACAAACTCTACTGCATTTACTGTTTTAGAATCATATACTGTATAACCGACCTTAAGGGGTAGCATTAATACGCTACCCCTCTATATTATGACTTTGGGGAAAGTGAACCGAAGATGGCTAGTAAGAATTTTTTAGTAAAAAAAGGTCTTACGGTTGGTGATAGCGACTTACATGTAAGTAATAATCGTGCAAGTGTCAAAAATCTAACCGTAGGTAATGTCCAGTTTCCTAGTACTCTAGGAGGCAATGATCAGGTATTGAGAGTTTCTGGTGGTGCTCTAGATTTTGGTACAATCTCTAGTGATGCTGTTATTGGAAACGCCGGTTTTGATTCTGATCAAATTGTATCTATACTTAGCGAAAATCATTCTAAAATTGATTCTGATAGAATTGTTTCTATCGTAAATGAAAATGCCGCAATTGCAATTTCAGGTTCAATATCAACGTCTATAGAAACTTTTAAATTTACAGCTACAGCTGGTCAAACATCTTTTTCAGGTAATGATGCTAATGGAAATAATCTATCTTACAACGTTGGATCTATTCAAGTATTTTTAAATGGAATAAGATTAGACACCACTGACTTCACTGCATCAAGTGGCTCGTCAATTATATTAATTGATCCAGCTTCTTTAGATAATGAATTAATTGTTGACTTTTTTAAAGTTAATATTTCTTAAAAAAAAAAAATATATTTTTTGTAAAATGTGCATATTTTGGATTTATTCAAAATGAATTTTATTAAATATATTGTAACGAATTCAAAGAGGACCAATCCAAATGAGCAATGGTAGAAAAATAGCAGACCTTATCGTAGGTACAAACGTAAAGGTCACAGTAGTAGATTCGGATTTAGATAATATTATAGGCTCATTAAAAACAAGATTAGATTCAGACGATGCAAAATTACAATCATTAGACACTGCTATTAATCAAGGGTTAGTTAACTTAGCTGACTCAGATTTAATAACTAGTCAATTGCAAGCAAAGATTAATTCTGCTGTTGCAAATATAGATTCAGATTCAACAGCTATACAATCAGCCAATACTCAAATAGCTGGAATCGTTAGTAGATTAGATTCAGACGATGGAAGACTTCAAGCTCTTAACATAGCTTTAGCTGCTGAAATAGTAGCAACTAATACTGATATATCTGCTGTAAAAGGTAGAATGGATTCAGATGACGGTAGACTACAATCATTAGATTCTTCTATTACTATATTGAATACTAGATTAGATTCAGACTCGACAGCCTTATCAGCAGCAAAATCATTAATAGGTCAAGCTGTAGCTGGTCAAGGAATGGCAGATTCAGATCTTAAAGTAGTAGCAGATTTAAGAAATCAATTAGATTCTGAAATAGAACAATCTAAAAATATAATAGTAACATATACTAATATTGCATATAGAGCAACAGCCGGACAAACTACTTTTAGTGGAAGCGATGTCGACAGTGTAACATTAGCTTATACAGCTGGTTCAATTCAAGTATTTTTAAATGGTGTAAAATTAGAAGATGAAGATTATACTGCTACAAATGGTACTTCAATAGTACTTGCTGTGCCTGCTCAAGTAAATGCTGAACTAACAATATTAGTTCCTACGTTATCATCAAATTATGTTCTTTATGTAGCACCTAATTGGGGAACGATTACAACTACTGCAATATTCGAAGGGACTGTTAATAGTGAACTTCAAGGTGAAACAGTTGCACTTAATGCAGATGGAACTATATTAGCAGTTGGTGTAAGAAACGCTGCTGTAGGTAGTCAAGCTAACGCAGGGGTTGTTAGAGTATATAAAAAATCAAGCGGTACATGGAGTTTAAAACAAACAATTAATAATGATAACGTTGCAGGTGGTGTAAATAACCATTTTGGTAAGTCACTTGATATAAGTGCAGATAACAACGATATTGTTATTGGTAGAGGTATTGGTGTAAGAGGTATTAGTGTTTGGACAACTTCAGATAGTGGTGAGACTTGGTCTCAACAAGATAATTTTACAGCTTCTGGTTCAGTAGAAACCGATAACACTGGAGAACAAGATAATTTAGCTATATCAGATGATGGTAATTATATAGTTGCGGGAGCTGCTGGTGATGATGATACAGCAGCTAATGCCGGAGCGCTTTATGTTTTTGTAAGATCAGGTACTTCATGGTCTCAACAACAAAAAATACAAGCTAGTGATGCACAAGACGGTGATCAATTTGGAATGGCTGTAGACATATCAGGAGACGGTAATTATATTATAGCAGGTGCTCCATATGAAGATACAGGATCAGGTGCTAACAGTAATGGTAAAGCATATATTTTTATAAGATCAGGTACTTCATGGAGTCAACAAGCAGCTATTCAACCATCAGATGTTGCAGCTAATGATAGCTTTGGTTATTCTGTTTCTATAGACGAAGATGGAAATACAGCTGTAATGAGTAGTAATGATCCAACTGCATTCAATGCTTCAAGAGTTGTTTATATATTTACTAGATCAGGTACGAGCTGGTCACAGCAAGCTAAATTAAACCATCCTAATGGAGAGGGTGGAGATAATTTTGGATTTGGAAGTTCAGGTCATGATATAAGTGGTGATGGTAATACAGTTTATATAGGATCAGCTGGTGATGATGATAATGGAAATGCTGCTGGAAGAGGATTTATTTTTACTAGAACTGGCACATCATGGTCTTTAGTTGGAACAAATGCAACTCCACTTGCTAGTACATATGTTCCTGGTAATTTAAGGGGTGTAGAAGCAAATGATTATTATGGTACTAAACTTTCTATATCTAAAGATGGTTTGACTATCGCAGGTGGTAATGAAAATCATACAAATACAGCAGGTAATAATACTGGTGCAGCATACGTAATGGTACCATCAAACCTAGCATAAAAGGAAATAGTTAAATGGGTAACGCAAGAAAATTAGCAAATATAATAGTAGGCAACAATGTAAAGGTTTTGGTAGTTGATTCAGATTTAGCTAATACTGTTAATGTGTTAAAAACTAGATTAGATTCAGATGATGCTAAACTACAATCAATAGATACTTCAGTTAACACAAGTATTAATTTATTAAAAGGTAGAATGGATTCAGATGATGGTAGATTACAATCATTAGATTCAGCAATTCA